ATCCAGTACCTAATCCTACTCTAACAGTAACATTTACTCTATCCTTCCATTCGTATGGTCGCATAGGTATATATTTACCTCTAATTCTAACAATCTTTTCTTTTTGTTGATATTTACAAACAAGTTCAAATAATTTTAAACCTAAATCTCTTACACCTGTTTCTGCAAATATTCTAGCAATCAACTCCATTCTCATTTGAGATTGAGTTAATACTTGGTTCATACCAGTTGCTGTTTTATTATTTAATGAATCTGAATTTAAACCTTGTGCAGTTTTAGTTACACCAGTTCTAGATTCTTTTACAGCATCTAAGTAACCCAACATACCACTAGCTTGTTCTGTAATTGGTTGAGCCTGAATAGGCATCATTACATTTTGTGGTGGTTGTTTAGTTCTTACAATTCCTCCAGGTCTATTAGTTAGGAGATCATCCATAGCTACTTGACCATCTTGGATTGCAACTCTATTGTTATTAGTTAGATACATGTTATCTAACATTTGTCTCATAACAGTAGATTTAATTAATTGTATATCTTCTACTAGTTCTGCAATAGATCTACCATGAAATCTGTGAGGCATGATAACTGGTGTCATAGATATAAAAGGCATATTATCTACTTCTTCAATATCTAAAAGTTTTGTAGCTTCACCAGCTGTTGTAACTTTTAATAACTCAGCTACACCATCTTCATCTGCATCCATTCTAATATATGATTCATGGATCAATACATCTTGTGTAGATTCATCACCATCTGTTTGACCATGAGAAAAATCTACGTTTTGATGTCTTACAAATTTATCTTCTGTATAATAATCAGTATCACCAGTTGGTAAAGATGCAACTAGATCTGCATCATATCCCATTTCTACTAATTCTGATTTAGTCTTTTGTGTTCTATGACAAACAAAGTTTGCACTATCAATAGACTTACATCTTCTTTCAATTAAAAATTCTTCAGGTGGTACAGGTTCAATTCTAACTTGACCATATAATTTTGTTCTATGAATAACTACATCATGTAGTTTAATTTTATCAATCTCTTTACCTCTATCATCTGTAATAGATTCTTCGTATTCAGAATGTGCTGTAACTTTTACTTCAGCATTTTCTACAAGATCATTAAACTCATCATCAGTTAATCTTGTATATTCTTCTCTTTCAGTTTTTTGTGAGTTATCCCAGAATACTTTTAAGATACCATTCTTTTGTATTAATGCATCTTTGAATGCAGAATATAAAGCTAAGAATCCATTGTTTTGTTTATAGAAGATGTAGTTTAAATAATCTGAACATTGTCTAGCCATTTCTTCATCTTCAGGGCCAACACCTTCACATTCAAATACATTATCACCTGCAGTAAATATCTTCATTAAAGAAGGCATTAAACTTTCTACTGTGTCCAGGACATCATTTGAAACAACTTGAGAACGCCCTTCTTGTTCATTACCAAGAGGCATTCCTAAATAATATTCTAATGATTTTTTTCTTCTTGCTACAAGCTCACCACCAATATAACCTGATGCTTGATGTATTTCACTTGATAATACTCTTAATATTTCTTCTTTTGATTTCATACTACATATTTTGTATCTACATTAATTGGTGCATCCCAGTCTGTTGTGTCTATTGGTTCTGCAACACATCCGTACCTGAAGCTATCTGCTGCGTGTGAACACCAGTTATGTAGAGGTTTGTTTTTAAATACTTGGTTCTTTTCATCCCATTGTTTTCTGTATTGACGTAATGCATCTAATCCTACTTTACACTTCTCTCTATCAAAATAACAAAATGGTAATGCATTTCTAACAGATTCAATTCCATGATCAACTTCTAGTTTTGGAGCTATATCAAAATTTATACCAAGTTCATTTGCAACTTCAAGTCTTGATTTACCAGTTCCAAGTTCTCTAGCCATTATATCATGAGGAGCAATATGAGATGTATAAGAATAATTTTTTTCATTCAATACATCTGCATAGTGAGCTAAAGATTCACCAGAAGTTTCATAATAATCAACTAGATGTATCTCTTGCCCTACTCGTTGTGCAAACCATATTGCAGTCGAGTCACCTATTCCCAAATCCCACCATGTTTCAACACCTACGTTGTCATCAATAGGCACGTTGCCGATTCTACCATCCTTCTCGGCTCTAGTTATTAATCGACCATAATAACTACCAGACACAGCTGCAGTAAATGAACATTCAAACTCCTGTTCGTATTGCTCAGGTGTCATGATTGAACGTGCCTGTTCCAGCTCCTCAACTGGAATTACTTTTGTATCTGATGCTCGATATAATTTTCCATACCAATCATCATGACCTCTTAAAGCATAATCATATACTTCCCAAAACTGGTTATGCCCCATAGGTGTACCAATAAAAAGGACCCATCCTAATTTATCAGCTACAGCAGGTCTAACAATTTCTGTCCATACTCTTGGAGCCATAATAGCATACTCATCAAGTACAACTGCATCAAATCCCAACCCCCTGATAGAATCTGGGTTGTCTGCTCCAAATATTTGTATACGTGATCCATTAAATAAATCTATTCTTAGTTCTGATTCATTTCTAGTTCCACCTATTTTCAATAGTGGTTGTGTGTAAAATTTTAAATATTCCCAAGCAATTGACTTACCTTGTCTATATGTAGGTGCTATGAATGCACATAATGATCTAGGCTTGTCAGCTGCTGTTTTAATTAATTCATTAATTGATAAAACTGATTTACCAAATCGTCTATGACAAACTAAAACGCTAAATCTTTTTCTGCTTTTGTGAACTTCTAATTGATATTCTCTAGGTCTATAGGGTACTTCAACTATCTTTATTTTCTTTTTCCCATTGGACTTTGACTTGGACTGGTTCATCTATACTCATTTTTGTGTTTGATGATGTAAGTCTTGCATGAACATATGGTGCAGCTTTTTCTGCTGCATACATTTTTCTTTCAGGACTACTTGCAGGATTGTTTAACACAGAAAGCAAATAATCCAAAGGAGAATGATTATATTTTTCTGCCATCTCCTCCATAGATTTCCACAGCTTTTTAGACTTGGATCCTACAGGTCTACCAGCACCTTCTCTTTTGCCACCATGATTAGATTGTTTTTCTTCCATTATAATATTGATCTACCTTTTCTATCAAAGGTTCTAGATACTGGTCTACCAGAAACTCTTTCACCTTTTTTAATTAAAGCTCTTGCAACATCAGGAACTAAAAATAAACCAGTTGCAGTTAATGGTCTTTTTATTGCAAACTTAGCTACTTTAAATAAAGTCTTTGGTAATATATAAACTAAAAACTTTTGTTCACTAGTTGCTTTACTAGCAAGTTTTTTACCAGTGCTTCTAAGTTTTTGACCACTTACTCTAATCTTTGATTTAAAAGATCCTATAGTTGAATAAGGTACTAACTCTTTACTTTTTGCCATTATTTTTTTCTTCCTTTCGCTGCCATCTTTTGAAATTTAGCTTTGCCATATTTTTTTCTACCAATAGCTGCAGCTAATGCTTTAGGATCTCTAACACCTTGTTTTTTTAGTTTAGCAGCAAGTTGCTTAAATCTTTTTCCTGATCCTAACTTAGGCTTTTTTGCCATTCTTTTTCTTCTTTTTCATATTAGACTTTATTATTTCTTTTTGAAGTCTTGGAGGTAAAGTTCTTTGTTTAGGCGTAAGTTTTGATTTACCTTTCATCATTTTACCTCTCATTAGTATTTACTCTTAACCTTTTTGCCTTTTTTTTTAGCATACTTCTTAGCAGCAGCTTTGCCTTTCTTAGTGTACGCAAATTTTTTATTTCCAACCATTGGCATATTATTTCTCCTTATTCATTTTAGATGCAGCATATCCACCAGCAGCTCCTGCTCCTGCTGCGTACTTCATCTTATGTTTTTTTACATGTTTTTTAGTTTTTGCAGAAAGTGTTTTCATTGCATCTTTAGCTTCAGACATATATTTTTTTGCATATGTTTTAGCAAGAAATTTGTAAGTTTGTATTTTCATCTTAATAATCCTCTTATTGCTGCATCTCTAGATGTTGGCATAGGCATTTGATTTGGTCTTTTACCCATTGCTGCCATCTGAGGTGTTGGTTGTTGTAATAATCCTTGTTGTCTAGCCATCTCAGGCATCATTCTAGATCTCATAATAAGACCTAATTGTTGACCCTCATCAGGAGTCAAACCCATTAATTGATCAGCTAGTTTTTCTAATTTATTTTTTGCCATTAGCAATTCCACTTTCTTAATGCTTTGTTTATTCTACTATTAGGATCTCGTGCAGTTTTTGCAGATGTAAGCCTACGCTTCATGCCTTTCATTCTAGCACAAAAGGATTTACGTCTAGCAGCACGTTTTCCTGTTGGATTTTTTTCAGTAACTGCCATGCTGAGCTTAGATCCAGGATTAGCACGTCTATAAGATGCTATTCCCTTTCTATTCAAACCCCCACTTTTGGATTTACCTTCTTTTCTTTGCCATGCAGGTGTTTTAGCCATTCTTTCTTTTCCTTCCAGATGCAGTTACAGACCATTTGACTTTTTTTGGCCCAGTTTTTTTACGAGCTTCTGATTTGCTTATTCTTCCAGCGACAGCTCTTGGTCGACACGCAGGATAAGGTCTAGATTTCTTATCTTTACCTGATCTACCACACTTTTTGCCTGTTTTGACGTCTCGCCAATCTTCAGCAAACCACTTTCGTAGTCCACCCTGAGCCATTAGTACTTGCCACCACGTTTTTTATACGTTTTTACAAGCCATGCAGATGCATAAGCTGATGGCCAAACTTTAAATTTACGTTTAGCTTCAGATTTTACTCGATTATATAGTGCTTTGTTCTTTGGTGTTGCCATTATAATACGTATTTGTAATCCATTATTTTAGCTTTAGCTCTAAATTTAGGATCTTTCAAACCTTTTTTTAGTTTTTGCTTCTTTTTAACTCTACCTTTTATAGTTTTTGGAGATAATCCAGTTATTACTGGAAATTGTAAATAGTTTGATCTCATCTTCTTTACCTATTTTATTTGTTTTAAAAGTTTATACCACTTTTCCTTGTATTTTGGATCTTTAGTTTTGTTATATAACCTAGCTAACTCATCTGCCTTGTCGGTTATATTTTTTAAAACTACGCTTTTCATTTTTATTCATCCTTTTTTTGTGTATTCTAATCCTTTTTTTAGGCTTAGGTCTTGGTACGAAGTGAACAAACTTACGTTTAGCCATTAATCGTCATCAAATATATCAAAAGCTATAGCTCCACCCACAGCAGATGCTGTTTTTGGATATTTTCTAATACTTTCGTCAACTTTTTTGATGCCTTTGTTTACATTTTGTCCAACTATGTCAATTCCTTTAGCTATTCTTGGCTTTTTTTTGTTAGTAAAATATCTAACACTTTCTTGTGTCTTTTTACCAGCAAATGCTTTTCCTTGATATAGCTTTTTGACAAATTCTTGTCCAACTTTTCCTATTGCAGTTATCATTTTTTTTTTTTTTTTTTTTTGATAATTTCCCTTTATTGTTTGAATCTGTTAAATTAAACGCCCTCTATTGCGCTTTATAGGCTTCTT